CTCTTCTAACATTTTTTCTAAACTAGCCTTTGATAATTTTACTGGAGATGCTTTTTCTGCTTTTTGCATTAATGTTTTTATAATTTTAACTTTTTTAGATTTAAGTTCAGCAACTTCAATGCGGTGATCATTTAATCTTGCTATCCAGAAATGCTTTTTAGAAGGAACCAACATAGCAGTTTCCTTTAAATTAAAAGCATCAAACTTCAAATCATCAGATATTTCCTTCTTATATCTAGTATATAAATCCATAATACATTATACCATATTTAGTTAAATAATTCAATGAATAAGTTTGATAAATTGTATACCCATTTGATGGAAATGATGACTGCTGGTGGAATGGGTAGTGTATTAGGTTCTCCCGCCTCGGGTCCAATCGGTAATACTGGAGGTGCATTTCCTGGTGGTTCCGATAGCTACGCAACTGGAAGCAATGTGATGCCCAAATCTATTTTTGGTGGACCTTTTAAAAGAAATTTAAATTTTAATAAAGAATCTAAAAAGAATAGAAAAAGAAATTCCAAGAAGTAAGTAGTTTGATGGATCTAGGCCATTGGACTACTAAACAAGAAATTCCAGAAAATTCTTTTGGATTTATATACATAATAACAAATACTGTTACTAATAGAAAGTATATTGGGAAAAAACAAATGATTTCCAATATTAAACGTAAACCTCTTAAAGGAAAAACTAGAGCAAGAAGAGATACGAAAGAGTCAAAATGGAGAACTTATACAAGTTCGTCCAAAGAACTTAACGAAGATATTATAAAACATGGTAAAGATCAATTCACTTTTGAAATATTAAGGTTCTGTGCAAATAAAAGTCAAATGGCGTATTATGAAGCAAAAGAACAATTTGACAGAGAAGTTCTCCTCAAGGAGGACTATTACAACGGAATTATTAACCTTCGATTAGGAAAAGTAAAATTATAACTTGACAAGTAATAATGTATATGTTATAATTGATAATGATCTTCAATCATGAGATTAAAGAATATAATTTAAATCTAATAAGTTTAAATTTACTTTTATCAGAAAAAATAGAATTAGAAATATCTAATTTTCTTTATGAACACAATTTAAAGTTAAAGTTAAATTCCAGAGATTTAAATAATATATTTAAACATTTTATAATAAATGAAATATTATCTCAATTAAAAGAAAATTTAGATAATATTTTAATTTTTAATCCAGAATTTAGTTTAAAGATATTAAATTTAACATTTGAAGAAGAAGATTGTAAATCTATTATACATAAAATTTTTAACAAGTCAATAAAAATATTCAATTTTAATGTATTTTTTCTTTCCGACCAACTTAATGTTGATACGCAATTGATATATAAACTTAAAAAAACATTACAAAATAAACCAGAGACAAATTTTAAAAAAATTAAAGATTACATAGAAAATAATAATTTAAAGCATTTGGAAGCTAAAATTAAAAATAGTTTACAAACTAAGTTACTATTAAATAAATAATCGTATGAAGTTTTCTAAATTAGTTAAAAAATCATACAAATTGTTGGAACAAGGACCACCTCCAGAAGATGCTGCTATGCCTCCTCAAGATGCACAGGCTGGTGCTGCTCCTGCTGCTGGTGGGCCTACACCAGAACAAAAACAAGCTGGAGATGATATAGAAAAAGCAGGAGAAAAGATGTCCAATCAAGTGGAAACTGCTATGGATGAAATGGTAAGTTTATTGGGTAAAATTGTAGATTTTTTAAGAAATGAACAAAGAATGGGGCAGGCAAAATATCCACCAAAGATAGCTAATCTGTTAAACACTATAAAGAAAGCATCTTTGTCACAGACTTCCGCTCAAGGTTTAGGTGAAATTGAAGATGCTGTTCAAGAAGTTGATGAATTTTATAATAAAAAATCTGAAGAACCTGTTCAAGAAGGATACTTCTACAAAAAGTATATAAAGAAAGGTAAATAGTTTTATGCCTTTAAAATCTGGATCTTCTCAAGAAACTAAAAGTGAAAATATTGGAGAATTGATGAAATCTTACAAGAAAACTGGTAAGATAGGTACTTCTAAACCAAAATCAGAAGAAAAAGCGCAAAAACAAGCTGCTGCTGTTGCATATAATAAAGCTAATGAATCCTATGATGATAAAATCAATGCATACTTAAAAAAGTATATTTTTGAAGATAAAGTAAAAGTCGAAGATGAAGATGGAGAAGAAATTACTCCACAAGATACACAAAATTCAGTAAAGAAAAAACAAGATGAGATTAATGCTTTAAAGAAAGCACAAAATCCAAATTCTCCTGAAGCAAAAGCTATTGCAGCAGTAGGTGGAATTAAAAATGATAAGAATAAGAAGCCAGCACTTACTTCTACTCTATAATCACTAAATAATAAAATGATCCTATTTAAGGAATTTTATTCAAAATCCAAAAGCTCTAGTACCTTTTTACCAAAAGAAAAAGTAACAATAAGAGATATAGGTACTTATATTGCAAAAGTAGATACGGGCAATGATGCATATAATGCTTTGCATGGAGAAGATGTAAAGATTGACGGAAATACTGTTACTTTTAAAACAGATAAAGGTAAACAAATTAAAAAACTTTTAGTTGATACTATCAAAATTAATGTTGGTGCTTCTACTGTAGAAGATCGTCCAATTGTTAAGTTTGATTTTAAACTTAAAGGCAAAATTTATAGAGATATAAAATTCAGTATTTGTGATAGAAAAGATAATGATGAAAAGGTTTTATTGGGTTTAGAGTTCTTAAAACTTATAAATGCGGTTGTAAAAGTTAAATAATCATTATGAGTAGCCGTTTCAATAAATTTTTAGAAAATGCTTTTAGAACCGTAAATTTACGAAAAGTTAGATTAAAAGTAGATCCTGCATATTGTGAAAAGGGAGAAATATCTAAATTTCAAGGATATGAAGGATTTATTATAGCCGAAGACGGGGTTAATGCTAAAATGTATTTTGAAGAAATTGACGGTGGACTAGTAGCAACTATTCCATGTGGGATGATTGATGTGGAGAGTGGATTAACCAAACTTGAAAAATTTAAACTTAATGTCTTGGTATTTTTGAAGGAAGAAAAAGGTATGAAGTTCGATAGCCCTTTAGTCCAATTGGTGATGAACAGTTCAAACATACAAATGCTGGAATCATTTTTAAAAGATAATGGATGCACAGATCAAGATCTTTTGGATATATATAGAACGGAGTATCTATAATGAAATTTGAAAAAACATATAAACAATACATGGAACAATTCGTAGTCGAAGGACTATTAGGTTCTATAGCTGCTGCTATTCCTAAAACTATAGGTAAAGCTGTAGGAAATGTAGTTAAACAAGCATATGCAGACAATCCTTATGTGCAGGCATTCGGACAGGTCCGCCAAGATCAACAAGGACAAAGAGAAGCACAAAGATCCAAAGAAGGAGAAATTTTAAAGAAATTAGAAGAAGAATTAATGAATGATCCACATTTCATCAGTAAACAAATAACATTTGTTTTTTCTATGTCGGGTGTATCTACAACAGAACATAAAAAATATTCCGATTTAAGAAAATACAACACTAGAAAAGAAATAGATGCAATAAATGCAATTAGTAAAGTTGTAGCACAAGTAGATTTAAATGATCCTTCGTTTAATTTATATAATAGCACGGTACAAAAGAATTTAAGCGAAAAAGTAAACGAGGTTTTGACAAAAGAAAATAAAGAAAAAAAGGAAGACATGGGAGAAGATTATAAAAAAGTTAAAGCTGAAATTCCAAATATTATGAGAACCCTTGAAAGAATGCTTAAAAATATATTACAACCTTTAGGTGGAACTGGATCTAAAAGTGTAGACCAAAAAGAAATTTGGCTTTTTATATTGGCAAATATGAGTGGGACTACACCCACAATTAAAGTGTAATGGAACCAGAATTAGCAAATTTGTATTCTAGTACAGTAAGACCCAGAGGACAAGTTAGAATGTCTGGTGGAGGATCTTTTGGTGGAACATCATTTGAAAGAGATCCTCATTTCGTAAATTTGGAACAATCTGTATTTTCAAAAATATCTGAACTTACAAAAGAATACGAAACAGTTCGTAAACCAGAGAATAAATCAAATGGTTTACGAACTGTTTCTGTAGAAGATGCAATTAAAGAATTGCAGATGTTAGAAGCTAATGGGGTTGTATAGTCTCCAATCTCTTAACGATAAATTTAAGAATCTGTGAACGAACAACTTCGTTTTCACTAAAGATAAAGTTGTGTATTCCTTTTTCTTCGCTTTCTGGTGTATCGAATACATTACGAATTTTCGAAAATCCATTTTTAGATGCACCAATATCAGATTGAAAACTATCTCCTATTACAATATATTTGGTATTTTCGCCAAAACGAGTCAAAATTGTTGTAAGTTCCGCTGTTGTAAGATTTTGTGATTCATCCACAATTACCACACTATCTCTAAATGTAAGACCTCTAACAAAGTTTACAGGCATACATTTAATATAATTGTTACGAATAAGTTCTCCACCTATTTTAGATCCAACTAGTTCGTCAAGTTTTTCTATTAAAGGAAGCGACCATGGTTGGAATTTGTCCTGTAATTCACCAGGTAAACTACCCATACTCTTAGAAGCACTCTCAACAATAGAGCGAATATATACAATTTGGTTTATTTGCTTCTTTAAGAGCATTTGTAATGCTCCATATACTGCCAAATAAGACTTCCCAGACCCTGCTGGACCGTCCACAAACACCATCTTGGTGTCTTTGTATAGCAACAATTCCATAAATGAATTATGGACATCATTTAATTTAAATTGGTTATGTATTTTATAGTTTAAGAACCATTCTTTTTTAGTACTTGTCTCTATATTGTTTAGTAATACATATTCGTCAATATTGCTATCGACAACCTCTTTTTTACGAAGTTTTTTTGCCATCAATGGTATTTATCTAGTTTTGTTTGCCTTTCAATAGAATCTATGATACACTAAGTATTATCATGGATAACAAAGATACAAACAAGGTTTCGAAAATAATGATTCTTCGAAGTGGAAGAGTTTTATTATTGAGATCTAAAACTTTAAATAAATATCATTTTCCCGGTGGTCATATTAAAACTAATGAAACTTTTACTACTGGATTAATTAGAGAAGTTAAAGAAGAAACAAATTTAAATATATCATCTTGTAAAATAGTTCAAAAGAAACCAAATTTTTGTTTGTTTAAAGGGTGGGCATATGTAGGGAATGTTAAATTAAGTGACGAACACACTGATTTTATATGGGCAAAGATAGAAGATGCTCATATAAGATATCCAGTTTGTAAGTACACCTATGAAGGGTTACGAAGATTGCGTCAAGAATGGTTAATTATAAAAGCCAGAAAAAACAGACTTGATAACGAAGAGGAAGTAGAATAATTAATGTAATAATATGCGTATTTGTATTTCAGGAACAGCTAATACAGGAAAAACCACTTTAATCAAAGACTTTTTGGAAAAATGGGGGAATTATTCTACCCCATCAGCATCTTATAGGGATGTTTTAAAGTCTGGTAATTATCCTCATAGTAAAAAATGTAATAAAGATGGTCAGTGGGCAATCATCAATCATATGATTGATGAGTTGCAAAAATATGGAAAGGATGATAATGTTATATTTGATAGAGGTCCGTTGGATTGTTTAGTATATACATTATGGGCCTATGAAAAAAAGTCTTCAAATATTAATAAGGCTTTCATAGATAAATTGATACCCTTAGTTAAGGAATCATTGAAGCATATTGATTTGATATTTTTTCTTCCTATCACAAAAGCATCTCCTGTGGAGATTGTAGAAGACGGAACAAGGGATACAGATCCAATTTATATAGAAGAGATTGATAACATTTTCAAAGCTTTGTTTTATCAATATCAGCATAATTTAGGAAAAACACCATTCTTTGATGCAGACGATTGTCCTGCAATTATTGAAATTTTTGGTGATCCAGAAGAAAGAATAATGTTGATTCAACAATACTTGGATCTTGGTGGTACAGTATATGGTGAGGAAGAAGATTCTATTTTGAATCCAAAATCTTTAGCAGAAATGGAAGAATTACTTAAATCTGAAGAAGCATCTCACGAAAAAGAAAAATCAATCAAACATCAAGAAGAATTAATTAAGAAATTCGCTAAAAAGAATCTTAGATCTTAATAGCATATACATTATATATAGCTTCTTCTTCTGCTGATATTTCTATTGAACTTAATCCGAATGATGTAACAAAATTATCTAAATCATTTGGATTTAAATTCAGGGTATCAGTATACCCTCCGACAGTAAAACCTGATAAAGGGCTAGTGCTGGGTCTAGCAGAAGACTCAACATGAACAGAAGGAGTATTTCTTAATACTAATGATGTTCTGGTGAATGGAGCCTGTATTGTAACTTGTTTTGTTGTTACCGAAACAGGAAAAGCTGGAAATTTTGCAGCATATGCGTTAGCTGGAGTTATAATAATGTCTTCCACCGTCCAATTGCCAGTTTGAGATAATGTAGTTGTAACCATTTTGTTACCCGCTTCAATACTAACTCTCGCTTTACCAACATTTAGATTTAATACATTTTTTCCTAAAATGTTGGTAACTTTATCAGAAAGTGATGTTATGTTTGTTTTTGTTACCTCTAAATCAGCGGATAATATGGGAACAGATGTATCTTTTGCAGTAGATAAACTGTATATAGCATTTGTATTTTGATTAACAGTAGTGCTAATTAAAGTATTAGCTGTGGGCATTATAAGATTTTTAAAATCAATTAAATGCGTTCCTGTAGTTGATTCGACGATAATATAATCGCCATTTCTAACTTCAGTTAACTCTGGTAAATCCTTAATATTAATGAATACATCCGTTGCCATTTTAAGTATTTAGTCAATTGATTTTCTTTTAAAGTATGATAAAATATAAATATCATGACAGAAGAAAGAAAATTAAAAGTACTTATTGGGTGCCTTCTTTTTAAAGATTTTACAGGATCTGAGATGTATGTGTACGAATTGGCTAAAAATTTATTGAAATTAAACTGTGATGTAACTGTAGTATCCCCTTATATTGGTGGTAAATTGACAGATTTGGCATTAAAGTGTGGTATAAAAGTTCAGGAATTTTCTAGCATCAAGGGAACAGAACAATATGATATAATACATTGTCAGCATAAACCCGTAGTACAAGAATTAATTAAGATATATCCAAAAACAAAAAAGATCTGTACGATTCACTCAGAAGTCATATCTTTAGAAGATCCTGTTATTCACGAATCTATTAAAAAATATATCTCAATAAGACCAGAAATAAAGGATCATTTAATCAATAATTTTAAAATCTCTTCGTCATCTATTGAAATTATATACAATCCAATCGATGAAACCAGATTTAAAAAAATAGAAACAAAAGACCACAATGCTGTTCTATTTGTTGGAACGATAGATTATCTAAGGAAGAATACAATATTTGATTTAGTTGAATATACGAAGAGTATAAACAAAGACTTTTGGTTGGTAGGAAATAATTCAGATAATTATTTGGGGGAATTATTAAAACATAAACATGTTAAACACTCTAATGCTGTAGACGATGTACAAAAATATGTCCAAAGATGTGATGAGACTGCTGGAATCCTTTTAGGAAGAACCACTATTGAAGGATGGTTGTGTGGTAAGTCTGGATGGATTTACGATGTTAATAGTAAAGGTGATATTTTAAGCAAAAAATTACATAATCCCCCTGATGATTTGGATAAATTTCATGCATCAAATGTAGCAAAAAAAGTTAAAGAGTTGTATTATATAATTTAATATGAAAATAAGCGTTATAATTAATTGTTTTAGACGTTATGAAAGTTTAAAACTTCAAATAGAAGCAATCGAGAATCAAACAATAAAACCACACGAAATAATGTTGTGGGTAAACGCATCCGATAAATTTGATAAGTTTGACAAATCAATCTTTAATAAATATAGAACCGTTATATCAAATTATAATTTTGGTGTCTGGTCTAGGTTTTCCCATGTTCTGAATACAACGGGAGATTATGTATGTGTGTTTGATGATGACACGATACCGGGTAAAAAGTGGTTTGAGAATTGTATGAACGAAACGAAGAAGGAAGAAGCACTTTATGGTACTAGAGGTGTTATATTCAGTGATTACAATTATAGTATAGCCGAAGATGTTGGATGGCATTCAGCCAATCCAGAAACCACACAAGTTGATATTGTAGGACATTCTTGGTTTTTTCCTAGAAATTTTATTACAGCTTTTTGGCAGGAAGCAACTGTCCCCAATTCTTTACTTTGTGGGGAAGATACTCATTTTTCCTATTCAATTCAGAAGTATTTGAATGCAAGAACATTAGTACCACCACATCCAAAAGAAGATATGGAAATGTGGGGGAGTATTCCTAGTTATGGATGGCAGTTTGGAGCGGATAATAATGCAATTTCTCGAAAGCCAGATCATTTAAATATGTTTGGAATTGCTTTAACCGAATATAAAAATAAAGGATTTAAATTGCTTAAAGGTTAATGGATATATTAATAGCATTTGGAACTAGACCAGAATGGCTAAAGATAAAGCCATTACTACCAGAATTTGATAATAGTAAAATAAAGTATTCTTTATTTTTTACAGGTCAACACACCGATCTTCTTAAAGATATAAAAGTTGATTATAGCATAGAACAAAAAAGTTTAAGTGATAATAGATTAAATTCTGTTATTGCTAATATATTAACTTGTTCTATGCCTGTAAAAAACTTCACCCATGTATTAGTGCAAGGTGATACTTCTTCGGCTTTTGCGATGGCATTATGTGCATTTAATAACAAAGTAAAGATTATTCATTTAGAAGCTGGATTGAGAACATATGATTTAGATCATCCATATCCAGAAGAGGCAAATCGGCAATTAATTAGCAGGATTGCGGACATTCATTTATGTGCAACAGAAGATAATGCTGCTTGTTTAAAAACAGAAAAGACAACAAATGATAAACATATCTTTGTAGTGGGTAATACTGTATTAGATAATATTGCACATGTGATTCCTTCGTATGGAAATAAGGTGTTAGTGACTCTTCATAGAAGAGAAAATCATGATATTATAGAACAATGGTTCACAGAAATAGATAAACTTGCTGAACAGTATAATGATTTAGAGTTTATACTCCCGATACATCCAAATCCAAATGTAATTAAATATAGAAATATTTTTAAACATGTAAAGGTAATTGATTCATTAAATCATACTGACTTGATTGATATTTTAAAAGATTGTAAATTTGTTATTACTGATAGCGGAGGAATTCAAGAAGAAGCTTCATTCTTAAACAAAAAAATTATTATTTGTAGAGAAACTACAGAAAGATCCGAATGTTTACAGCATCATGGAATTCTTTGCATTTCTCCTAAAGATTTGATTTCTTTAGTATTACAGATAAGTAAAGAGTATCAAGTTAATTATCCATGTCCTTTTGGTGATGGACAATCAGCAAAAAAGATAGCGAAAATATTAAAAAAATATGATGACACAAGACTTCAATAAAGATTTTAATTATTTAGTTGATAGAATTTTCGTAAAAAAAGACCCAACAGTATTTGCGAGATATGCAGATGGAGAGTTAGCTGTTATTACAGGACAAAAGATACAAGGAATAGATAATTGGAAAACTCCAGATTATAAAACTAAACTTGGAGTTGATCTTGGAAATACTTTAAAAAATAATCACGATGATTGGTTTTATGGAATATCTTGCTCTTGTTGTGATTTAAGAGCACACCAAATATATATAAATAATTTATTG